ACATGTACCAGCCGTCAGTGGGGCCAACTCTCTGAACGCTGACTGCCTGTGTTTCAAGAGCGCCATCCAGGTAATATTCCCAGTGTTCGGCCAGCGAGTCGGCGATTACGGCGGCAGGGCGGGAGCTCTGCTGTTCCCCGGTGTATACCTGCATCTGTATTAGCCCGGTTCTGCGAACGCATGGCGCTGAACCAATGCCAGCGGTAATGCTTGCGCCGTGGTTGATAGTAAGCCTCACCCAGCTTTCTTTGTCGTCCTGTGCTGACTGTACGGCGGGCGACGTAGACGCCCCATCATACGCTATCGGGGCGGCGCCACTCCAGGTAGCCATATACGACTCCACAGCTTGGCGGATCTCTTCAAAGCCCATCAGATGGTCTCACGCAAGTCGTTGAAGGTGAGCGCGTAGATGCCGAGCGGTGCTTGAATCCTTGAGCGCCCGTCTTCCAGCGCCGCCGCATACGGCAAATTGTTTTGCACGTAGATCACTTGCCACGGGCTGCGAACTGCCCCGATTGTAGCCGCACCGCTTGCTAACGTAGCGGCGCCAGACTTGTCGTTATTATCAACTGTCCCGGACTCTTCGCTTCCGACGCTTACTTGATTGTTCCCACGGAAGCGCCCCGTCTTTACCGGAGAGCGCTCAATCACGCCCGCCAGCGCCTGCATGGCCGTAGCGCGCAAGCGCTTGTTCTGCTCGAGTTCAACCTGCTCGGTAAAGCCTGATAGCGGTCTGCTCCATGCCATACATCACCTCACGTCTTGCGTAGCGCCAGCGCCCAGGTTGCAGCGGCGGGGTCTTGCATAACTGCGACAACTTTACTGCCGTTAATTCGATCATCAAGCATTGGCGTGTCGGTGACCTCATTTTGTAGCGCCGTCAGCTTGGTGTCGGTTGCCACAATATGCTGCGTTAGTTCGTCCGCACGGAAGCCGCCAAACACGCCGCGTCCGCTATAGTTGACCGTCGTCTCGGGGTAGGTGCCTGTTGCTGGATCATACTCTCCGCTGATCTCAATGCGCACCCCATCAAACGGCGTCACAGCGTCAGCGAGGTCATCATCGAACGCCTCGGCAGTGGCAGTCTGTATATCAGCGCGAAGACCCATTGTTACGCCCTCCGAACATCAAACATGGAACCGCCACCACTGGGCAGGAAAGGGCGCAATAGGTCATAGACAAGAACCAGCATGCCCGACTTGGCGCGGCTTCCGTCCATGTACTCTTTCTCAGATTCAACGGTGTTAGCCTTCACGCGCTTGCGCTTCAGGTTGCCGTCAGTGTCAGCGTACAGCCTGCCATTGGCCGCTTCTTTGGCCAGCAAGCTGCCCGCCTTCACAATGCCGGCCTCGACTGGATCACCGGCAATGACGCCTCGGGCAGACAGCCAAGCGTTCGCCTGCATGACAGCTTCGTCTTTGTCGCCTGAGCCTTCCCAGCCAGCAGGCAATGCGGCATCAACATCTGCAACGGTGATGTAGTCGGTCATGCCGGCTTACTCCTTGCTCTTGCCCTTGGGCTTGTTCTCGGTAGCTGAGACCGGGCGCGGCCTTTCTGACTTCGGCTGAAACCTGGCATCAAGGATTTTGACGCCCTGCTTCTTCAGCTCAGCCATGCGCTCAGGGCTTACCGGGTGCTTCTCGTAATGAATAGTCATTCAATCACCCTAAGGTTAAGGGAAACGGGGCCGAAGCCCCGCCCGCATTACATGGACGCATCACCGATAGCGATAACGCCAGCGGTTTGCTTCACGTTGGTGGCTACCTGATCCCAGTTGGCGCCGGTTGCCAGTGCCGCATCAGTCGGAGACTTGCCGCCGCTGGTGGTGTCCCATGCGTACCCTTTCAGGCCAAGGCCAAAGGTGTAGTCGATCTGCATGGTGGTTTCGATGCGCTCCTTGCCGTTGCTGGTCTGGATATTGCTCACCAGATCCGCGCCATCGTGGACAATCGCGGCAGATTCAGCCAGGCCAAGCGCCTTTTGCTTGTTTGGCGTGCCGGTCTCGTACAGTGCAGGTGCGTCAGTGACAATCATCACCTTGCCCAGAATGTCCACCACGTTCACGCCGGTAGACTCAAACAGGCGGCTGGCGTTGCCCAGGTTCTGCGCAATCAGCTTGTGATACATGTCGCCGGTCACAACGTCCGCCAGAATGTTGCCGCTCTGGTCGCCAAACTTGGCGTGTGCACCGTTAAGCGCCACGTAATCCAGTCCAGCAGATCCAGACAGGTCGTTGGCTGCGTCTGCGTTGTTGCTGATAGCGGCAACCAAGGCAGCGATGGCCGTGTTGAGCTGGTCAGCCATGAGCGCTTCAGCAAAGTTGCGGGAAGCAACCTCAATGCCCTCAGCTGTAGGTTTGCGCAACCATGTGAGCTGTGCAGGCTCAAACAGGATTGGGCCAAAGCCGCCGGCAACCTTGACGCTGTTGTGCTTAAGCTGGGTCAGGTCGGTGGGCGCCTGAGTGGCGTTGGCTGCGTATCGGTTTACACGACGCTGTGCGCTGTGAATGGCCGCGAAGAAGGACTCCTGAAGGAAATCGCCTTCAAATCCTTCGGTGGTCAGCCGGATGGTGTTACGGGAAGCCGCGTTGAACTTGTTGACCATCTGGCCAAGGGATTCAATCGTTGCCGGCATGATGTACTTGTTAAACACTTCCATATCGGAAAGGGACATAATTTATTACCTTTGAAGTTCGGGATATTTGGATGCGATAGCTGCTTTGCGCTCTTCACGCGTGCCGCCGAAATTGCCTTGTGAAGCGGCACCGCCGCCATTACTCCCAGGAGCCCCGCCCCCGGATGCTTTGCTCCCATCAACTAAGAACGGGAATTGCTCAGATAGATAACTGCCAAGCTGCTTTGCGTCCCACGCATCGCCCTCCGGCCCGTTAATCTTCGCCCCTTCGGGCGTGTGCTCGATGTACTGCAACGCTTCTTTTCGCAGTAGGTTGTAACGCTGGACACCCCCGGACGCCTCTTTGTCGATCAGGCCCGCCACAATGCCTTCGGCTGCGGTTGCCCGCTCACCATTGGCCAGCTTGTCGCGCAACTCGGAAAGCTCTTTCTGCGTGCCTGTGAGCTTCTCCTGCTCTTGCTTGTACAGGGTTTCGTACTCCTGCTTTTCCTCAAGACGCTGGCGCTCGGCTGCGGATTGGCCTTCTTCAAGCTCTTTGAGCCGCTTCTTGGCCGCTGCCCGCTCTTCTCGCTCTTTGCGCAAGGCTTCCTTTAGCTCCTTGCCATCGTCGATACCTTCAACGTCTAGCTGGTAGCCGTCTTCGGTTTCCCGGTAAAAGCCCTGTTGACCTTCTTCAAGCTCAGAAAATGCGTCTTTGTCCAGTTGGTATTTAAGTGCCATCGTTACGAACCCCGTTCGTTGGTTGCGCCTACCCCGTAGGCATTAAAAAACTTCTATGTCGTATCGCTGTGCTAACTGCTCCAGCGTGAGCACCCGGCCCCCGCTGTCTGTGAATTTGTCTATGGATAGCTTACCGCTGCGGAACAATTCGGCCCGCCTTGCGCCGAGTACGTCGGCCTGGAACTCTTTGCTTTGGCCTTTCAGCCACCCGCCATAAGTTGTTTGGTTGCTTACCGGGCCGTCAGCACTGGCACGTTCGCCCATTGTGTCCTTGCGGTATTCAGGCTTAACAACGGGAATGCGGATTGAGCGACAGTTATAGTGCAACGGCGGCATTGGCCCTTTGCCCACGGCGAATTCTTGCCGGTCATAGCCTGCACAGGTCAGCGTCGTATGCGAATCGAGCGTAGATAAAAACCGCTCCCCCTCAAGAATATCATCATTCGCCGCATACACTTCTTTCCGCGCCTGCGTGCCGATGTGGTTGATTGCCGTTCGGGTTGTCGCAGTGGCCTGCGCTCGGGTGCGGGTTAATGCGCCTTCACCCACTTGCCGGGCAATCTGCTCGGTGGTTTTGCCCTCCACCACGCCAGCCTGCATGATGCGCATGGTTTGTTTTGCGGTGGCCTCGTCAAACTCTGCGAACAGGTCGGGAATGCTCATGCTCTTTTTGAGGCTGCCGGATAGCAGTCGGGCCTTCGACTTTGTGACGATATTGGCCGCCATGTCTGCCGATAGTCCGCTGGCAAGGTCTGCACTGACATAGCCGCTCAGAACGCGAGTGGTGTAAGCCAGCTCCTGTCCTGCGAAGTCCTCAAGATCAAGGGCAAGCTGATACTCGTTAATCCGCTGCCCGATTACCTGCCGAATCTCGGTTTCCAGTCTTGCCATGCGGGTTAGCTGAAACTCTGTCCCGCCTGCCATGATGCGTTGTCGCAAGTCTTTGGCTAGCGCTTTGAGCACAGGGAGCGCCCTCTTGGCCTGGCCCTCTGCGAAGCGATTTATGTTGACCTGGTGCCGGGTGATGGCGTCAACAATCTGGGTCATTGCAGCGTCAACCCGGTTATTTCAGCTTCGGCATCAATATCTTCGTCGGTGCGGTCGTCAGAAATGCCGCCAGTTCTACGCCGCCAGTCCCTGAAGTCACGCTTGGCAATGAGCCCTCGGTCAAGCTCTGCAATTCTAGCCATGATCTCTTGCGGGTCAGCGGTCTGGTCGTAAAACTGCTGGTTAATCTTGAATGTAATGCCTTCGCTTACGTCCCGGCTGGACATAAACAGGGACGCCCACTCAAGGCAGTTTTCAAGGCCGTCAGATACGTTGCTTGCCACGGTCGATAGGTTGGCCGTGTCTGATCCGCTTCGAGCCTTCACGGCTTCAGCAGTCTCGTTGCCGGCCTTTTGCTCGATAAGTCGCGCACCAATGGCGAGCATTTGCTGTTCTTTGTGTTCCATCAGCTTCAGGGACAGGTTGCGCTCTTCGGCCTGCACCATTTCAACGCGCCCGCCCTGCGTCTGAATGCCGCGTCGGCTGCCAACGGTGATACCGTTCGGGTTGAGCGTGTTCCAGTCTTCGGTTGAGCTTTCGCCAATATCCACATGAATCATTGGCTGGCTTACAACGAACGCCGATTCTTCAACATCTGCGCTGTTTCTGTAGTGGCCCAAATTCACATCAGCCAGATCCAGCAGCAGCGGATTATCCGGCACCTCGTCGTTATTCACCACGCCGATAAACTGGAACGGGATAACCTTCCAGCGCTGCCCGCTTGCCGTTCTGGGCTCGTAGCGCTCAACCTCCGCGCCTTCACGGAACAGGCGCTGCAAATACCCGCCCTCGCCCAATGAAAGTACTCGGAACTGCTCTTTGCTCTCGCTGCTGAACTCGTCAATCGGCTTTTCGTAGGTTTCGCGCAACACCACCAGAGATAAGTTATCGCCTGAGCGCTTCCAGTTGATGATGCTTTGGCTGCCGTACATCTTCAGCGTTGCCCGTAAGCCCATGCGCTGCTCAACGGTCACGCCTTCGCCTTGCGGGTATTCAACCAGGATGCCATGGCGGCCATTGATTGCGGTCTGGCTGGCTACGTTGCGGCTGAACTGCGAAAGGCTTTGGCCGGTGCCGTCCGCGTCATCTAGCAGATATTCAATCTCAGCGGGCAGCTCAGCGTCAGGATCCTTGCGGAACATTGCTCCCTGCATCCAATCATGCGTGCGCTTGGTGACGCCTAGCCACTGAGCGCCGTCCTTGTACTCTTCAAAGCGCTTAGGGTCGGCAGGGTCAGGGTTGCGCAGGTAAGTATCGCCCTTGGCCTTAATCGCGTCTGTGCCGCCCACAGCGTCGCGTACACGCTGCGCTTTATTTTCGTGCGCCTGGTAATCTGCGTGCAGGGTGTTTACGGGCATTCAATGAATCCTCACATGAAACGGATTGCGCCAACACTGGCGACTGGTTTCTTCACGGGCATTTCAAAGGCTATCGGGTAGCCGGTGGCATCGTTCTGGTGATCGAACCCGCCTTGCTTGTCCGGCTCGCCGTTGCGGTCGTAGCTTTGTTGCTCAAGGCAGGCCGCTACATCGGGACACTTGCGAGCGTTCACCCATAATTCACCGCGACTCAATGCGCCATTCACGGCAATGATTCTATCTTTAACAATCGGGTTCTTCTTCGGCGCTCGAACTCGGAAGCCTGTCTGTTGCAGCAATGCAATATCCGACGTTGAAGCGTTCACGGTCTTGCGGCTTGCGCCAGATGCGTCCGGGTACATAGTTATCTGGTGGCCGGCGTATCGCTCCTGCACTGTGTCGATCAGCGCGGGCGTGTCGTAAATGCCGGTCAACTGCTCGACTGCGTGCCAGCCGTTCGGGCGCTTGACGTAAACCGTGGAAGCCATGGCCCCTACGTTGAAGTCCTGCCCAATGAATAACGGCTCACCCGGCTTAATCGTTTCGTTTGAGTTGCAGCGGTCGCGGTCATACGCCGAATACACCGTGCCAGTGGTTAGGTTTACAAACCGGCCTTCAATGTATGCGTCTATCAATTCAGCCGGGTAGCTCTCGCGCAAGCTGCTTACATAGTCATCCGGGAGAAACGGGTTGCTGTAAGTGGCTGCCTGAATAAGCCCGTAACTCTCTGTTCTATTCGCCACCCATCGGTTATGACAGAACTTGAACCCTTCCGGTGTGGTGTAGGCGCTCGCCTGGTTGAACGGATCGGCCAAGCCAGCGGGGCGCTGCCTGTTACGGGCAATGATCTGATTCCATGCTTTACGCGCATGTTCAGTGCGCAGCGTGTCTAGCTCGTCAGCGTGCGCGGTGTATGTTTCATAACCGACAATGCGCTCTGGGTTGTC